TACGCTTATGAGGTTTCCCCCACTGCTAATGCAGAACAGAGTTTTTCACTCTTATCGAACATCGGTTACAGATAGAAATATCCTGGTAGCAGGAAAGCAACTTTAGGCTTATCCCAAGGGTCTGAATATTATCAGCACCCCTCATGCTTGGATACTTAGATCTATTAACCACCATATTGTTGGGTTCATCCCTTACGACCTTTCAATAAAATTTGAAGAGGTTTTAATGGACTATCCAATTTTATGTTGGCTGAATCTTGCCCCCCAAACTTTGCTTTCGCACGTTTGGGTAATCCTTCTAAGGTTCTTAATGTATCAATGTCTTCTAATCTTTTCAATCAATATGAATCGAGAGGTTGACCAAATGCATCAAGAGCACTTAAAGATTCCAAATGTGAGATATCCTTCTCTTCTAAAATACCCATGAAATACACAGGTATTCCATTTGTATAATAGGTAGATGAAAAGACATCTAACATTGGTCTCTTACTACTTTCTATTAGTAAACATAGAAAGCAATCAAGGATCTTATCCAATTTAGGTTTGGAATTTTCATCCGAAACTAAATCAGGTAAGACAAGATCAAAAGCTTCTTTCGCTGTTTGAGTAACAACTTTATATAGATCAAATTTGATTCTGAAATTTTCAATCCTTGAATGGATATCACCTTTCATACTCATCTCATCTCTATATCAAAATCTATCTCCTTTGGAAAAATCCGGAAGAGGTAGACGTCGACCTAAACGCACTAATAGATCTTCTAAACGTCTAAGAGGCGCTCCCATAAGAGAATTCTTATAGGCTTGCCTTCTAGGATTTAAAACATCAGTTAATGCCTTAGATAAAATTGATACAGGTAATTTCATGGAATTCATATACATAGATAAAACAGCCAATAGGGAGTAAGAATACCCCATACTTTTTGCCTTACCTACTTTAGTAATATTTTTGAATCATGAAATCATATTTGATGGAGCTATATCTTTATTTAACAGTGAATAAACGATATTAGCTCTTCCCATTAATGATCTCTGACTCATAAACATTTTCCATGATATTGCCGATACATTCTGACCATTATACCCTGTGACTTTAGCAAATTCAATAGTTTCATTAGATGAAACTACTGACTTGCTTAAAGTGATTCCTACTCCTAATCCAGCCATAATGGCCAGATAGGATTTCGCAACCACTTCATCAAAAAGTATAATGTCATCACCTAATATTTCATAATTGTCGTATCAAACCCCAGGACGAGAACGTCCCGTGGATTTGGCGCAATATTGAACTATCAAATGATGAGTAACAGCCAACATGGCCCAACTAGATAAAGCACCCATAGGTTGTCCTACAGAGTACTTCACCAAGTGAGTACCAAATTCTTTGCTATTCAAAATGTACTCCCTTCCTACCAATAACTTACTTCAATGACCTGCAAACTCACCTCCAAAAATGGAAGTAAGAATACTAATCTGAAGAGCAATTGGCAAACGGTCAGTTGCAGCAGATAAATCATAACCAAATGATTTTTGGGATACTTTGACTTTAAGCATACATCTTTTCACGGATGCATACTGGTCAAAAGTCCCATCATTCGGAAGAGTTTTTAAAAACTCGAATAATCAATCATGCAAAGGCTTTAACACACATTGTGTTCAAACATCTACAAGAGCAAATACTCTGACTTTTCCGGCAGCTTCCTTTTTCGCGGAAAGCTGACCAATATTAGTTCCAGACCATGAGTCCTTTACTGGACTTACGGCCAAGAGTTCTGACATTGATCAATGATCAGATAATTTATTTACAGCTTTTCATAGCCGAGATAAATTATATGAACCATTCTTTTCAATGAAAAATTCTAAGGAGCTGGATAATCCCAAATGCTTTAACAGTAGAGCATCTGGTATTAAACCAGCCCAAGAAGTTCTTGAGGAAGGAGAAGCAGACTCCAGTCATAAAAATGACCCTGGAGATAAAGGTCTTGGATTACGTTTCCGGAAACTAGATGATAAAACACCTAATTCCTTAGAAATCTTATCTAAAACAATTTTATCCCCAGAGAAAGCATCTGTTATGGTATTCAACTTTAATTTGGATGGGCAACTCAGTACTCGGTAAATAGAAAATAACGTAAGTCATCATCTAATTACAGAAACTGAACCCGAACAAATTGCCCTTCTGTCTCTTAACGGAATAAACCGAGGGAGACCAGAAGAGGAAAGTCTAGGAAGCGGTAAATCTGAGACCAGAGCCCTTAAGCTTTTGATCTTATCTTTACCTATCTGCTTCTGGACAGCTAGTTGTGCCGCCTTTAAGTAACTAACAGTAAATACTTCTCCATGGTGCTTACGCATCTGAAGAATATATTTACCGAAGTTATAAGCTTGTATAGATCTACGTGACAGGTTCATTGATCCAGAAAAACAGGTGGCGACAAGTCGTCACCCAATTTTTTTAATCAATGCTAATAACTCAAAAGAGTTATTTAGTGAAACCAATTTATCAGATTCAACATAATCATTAAAAGCTTTAGACAATGAAATTCATTTTGTGTTTTTCATAGTTTAAAATTTTAATATTATTTTGGAACAATTATACACTTTCTCAAAAAGAGGTAAACTCCACTTTTGACATTCTTAAATTCAAAAGCTCCTTACGGGAGTGGTTAACTATCTCAAG